TTGACATCATCCGGCGAACTCCTCATTGGCACCACCTCTGACGCCGGAGCCTATGCCCTTCAGGTCGCGGGGGCGATATACAATACTGGTTCAGCGGTGCTGGCTGCGACGAGCGGGAATGTGGGGATTGGTACAACAACAGCAGTCGGTAAACTTACTATCAATAGTGCGCTCGGTAACCATATACAATTACAAAGGTCAGGACAGACTGATAGAGCCATTGTAATAAGCAGTTCCGATCAATTAAATTTTGGCACATGGGCATCGCCAACGCAAATGGTATTAACATCGAATGGTCGATTGCTTTTGAACACCACCACAGATGCGGGGTATCAGCTTGATGTGAACGGTGCGGGTAGATTTGCGGGAGCGTTAAGAGCGCAGGGTACTATTCAGGCAACAAATGGCAATGACAATAATTCTGGGGACTTTTTAGGTTTGCTTATTGGTAGTTCAACCGGAGCGACCGCAAGAACTGCATCCATTATTAAAAACACATCAAGTCCTTACGATTTAACGATACGCAGTCAAGATAACACATCTACAACAACGGGAAGCTTAATCTTTGTCAACGGTTCGACTGAACAAATGCGGATAAATTCAAGCGGCAATGTGGGCATTGGGACGGCAAGTCCATCGGTCAAACTTGACGTATCTCAAGTATCTACTGGTTCGGTAGTACGTTTCCAAGGAGACGCGGCATTGTTGAGATATCTTGAATTTAAGAGCATTGATGCAGGCGCGTTCACTGGTGCGGGGTGGGATAGGAACGTGAACAGCGCAAGCGGGTTTCATACATGGTCAACCGCAGGCACCGAACGCCTCCGCATCTTCGCCAACGGCCGCGTAGCCATCAATACAACAACCGACGCCGGATACCAACTCGACGTCAACGGCGGCACCCGGGTAACGGGAAGGGTTACGGTAACCGGCAACGACACGCTCGGTCTCTCTATCGCCCGTGCTGGCACATCTGCCATATCCTCCGAGATCTACAACGGTGGAGGGGACAACGGATGGCTTCTGTGGGGCGTTGAGTCATCTGCCGGCGGTGTTATCTTCCCGGGGACTACAGCGTACGCATCCGTATTCGGATCCTTCAGGAATGTGCCGATCCAGTTCGCAACCAACAACACAGTCCGCATGACCATCGACGGCGGCGGTTCTGTCGGTATCGGGGTGGCATCGCCTTCAGCCTCTGCCATCCTTCAGGTAGACTCCACCACCAAGGGTATGCTCCCGCCCAGAATGACCACAACACAGAGAGATGCCATAACTTCGCCGGCGACCGGCCTGATCGTTTACGACACAACCGTGAACAAACTCAGCGTGTACAACGGCACCACATGGAAATACGCTCAATACGAATAAACCATAAACAATGAGAATCGCACCTGTTAAAATCTGGAAAGACGGAAGGGAGTACACTGCAGAAATGATCAACGTGTACGGAACCCATGACGACTTCAAGACTACTGCCACTGTTTTTTACGGCCTGTATGAGATGGCCACCCCCGAACCGACTGAAGAGAAGTCAGGCATGCCTGTGCTCGCCCCGGGAACCATGCTGTCGTCGGGTAATGTTATTATCAATGGCGAAGACTACTTGACGTGGGGGGACACTGGCGATGTGAACGCGGAAATCTTTGCGTACGTTGCCGGCAAGCTCGGTCTTACGATTGTTCCTGAAATTACCGAACCCGAAGTTGTTACTGAATCTTAATTATCAGTAAATTTGTGTCTCATCGCAAACACGAAAAATGTCTAATCAAACAACCCAGACTATGCTTGAGTTTACCAAGACCCTGAACGGCCTCGATGGAAAACCCATCAAAGAGCAAGACGGAAAGGATGCCACCCTTGGTCGGTTCCTGTCCGGATTCCTCGCGAGCCACACGAAGGGCGACGCCCTGAAGTTTTTCAACTGGGCGCAGAAGCTTTACGCCGGAGAGAACCTCGACCTCGATGACAGTGACAAGGACACCCTGAAGGAGTTCATCAAGAGTCACGATCAGATGACGGTCCTCAGCAAGGCGCAAATGCTTGCCCTGTTCAAGTAACCCCTTTCGACCCATGGTATAGCATCAGGGGGCCTTCGTGCCCCCTTTTGTTTATCTTTGCCACGAAATCAAACATGATGAAAAAACTTCTCTACCTGATCCTGCTGATCCCCACTCTGGCGATCGGTCAGGTCATTAACCCTACACCCGACATGGTGTTCAAGGGCCAGCTCGGCGCCGGCCGGGGTGTCGGCACAGACCCGTCGGCATGGTTCAGCATTGGACCCACTGTCGGATCGGTTCGGGGGGTTGTATTCCCTCAGGTGTCAGACACCAATTCTGTCGTCAACCCAAGGCGTAATGGCCTTTTTATATGGTCCTTGCAGAGAAGCAGGTTCATGTACTGGGACTCGGTGGCGGTCAGGTGGAAGCAGATACCCGACATCTCGAACATCGACACCATGGTCATCGCCACCCGGGCATGGAGGCAGAAAGGGGACGACAGTCTTGCAATACTCATCAACGCAAGGGTTCCTCAGGTTAGGACTGTATCCATCAATGGTAACACGCAGGACCTGTCAGCCAACAGGTCTTGGACGGTCGGTACGGTCAGAAAGGTTGTGGCCGGCACAGGTTTGACGGGCGGAACAATAACGGACAGTGGAACAGTAGCGGTGGACACACTGCTGATATCGACCAGACTCAATGTTGTGAAGCTTGGCGATAGTCTTCTGTCGGTGATCAACACGAGGGTGGACACAAACTACATCTCAACCAGAGCGTGGAGGCAGAAGGGTATTGACAGTGTCGCCCTCCTTGTAAATCAGCGCGTGCCGAACGTTCGCACAGTTACAATCAATGGCGTACAGCAGGACCTCAGCGCCGACCGGTCATGGATAGTCGGTACGGTCACAAACATATTCACAGGTTATGGCCTGTCAGGCGGCCCCATCTCGGTGTCTGGAACCATTCAGGCGGACAGTGGCTTTGTTACATCCAGACCAAGGCTTCAGAAGGTTGCCGACAGTCTTGCGCTCCTCATATCAAACGCCGGTGGCGGTACAGTTACATCGGTGGCCGCCGGCACCGGTATGTCATTCCCTACAATTACAAACTCCGGCTCTGCATCCGTAGACACCGTTATGATGTCCACAAGGCTTTGGCGACAGAAGGGTATTGACAGCGTAAACCTGCAGCTCGGGAGGAAGGTTGACACCACAAGGACAATCACCATAAACGGAAACGCACAAACGCTTTCTGCGAATAGAACATGGAGCGTTGGTACCGTCACGTCCGTATCTGCAACCGGAGGATCAGGCATAACCGTCTCCGGGTCGCCGATCATATCAACAGGAACGTTATCCATATCTGGCGATACTACGCTCCTGTCTACTCGAGGCTGGAGGCAGAAGGGGGATGACAGCCTAGCTGTTATTGCCGCATCAAAGGTTCCTCTGGTCAGAACAATATCCATCAATGGTACAGCTCAGAACCTTACCGATGACCGCGCTTGGAGTGTTGGTACAGTTACATCTGTTGCGACCGGCTACGGACTTAGCGGCGGCCCTGTTACTACAACCGGAACTGTATCTGCAGACTCTGCATCCATTACTTCTCGCCCACGCCTTCAGAAGGTTGCTGACAGTCTTGCTCTGCTTATCTCTAGCTCCGGCGGCGGTACTGTTCTTAGTGTATCTGCCGGAACGGGTATGTCGTTCCCGACGATCACGTCGACGGGCTCGGTAAGCGTCGACACGGTCTCCATGTCCACAAGGCTTTGGCGACAGAAGGGTATTGACAGCGCGAACGTCTTGATCAGTCAGCGTGTAAGAATATCAGACACGGCGACGATGCTCCTTCCGTATGTCAGGCATGCTGGCTTTGGGCTCATCAAGATACCGACCGATGCCGGTAAGACTCAGGGACTGTCCGTAGACACGGCGCTTGTCTCTACCAGAGCTTGGAGGCAAAAGGGGATTGACTCTGTTGCTGCCTTGTTTGCAGCTAGCGGGAGTGGAACGGTCACATCGATCACCGCCGGCCTCGGCCTGACTGGCGGAACCATCACAAGCTCTGGAACTGTTGCACTTGATACAACAGTTGCATCTACCCGGGCATGGCGCCTGAAGGGTGATGACTCGCTTGGCGTAATCATTGCAACCAAGGAGCCGATCATTGCCGCCGGCACCACCGCTCAATACTGGCGCGGAGACAAGAGCTGGCAGACGCTTAATACTACAGCTGTTCCCGAGGGAACGAGACTGTACTACACGGACACCAGATCTCGCGCAGCAATATCTCTCACCACCACCGGTTCGTCTGGTGCATCCACTTATGACAACGGGACCGGCGTGCTAAACGTTCCTAATTATACGCTGTCAGGTCTTGGCGGTGTCCCTACTACTAGAACTATAACGATCAATGGTACCGCTCAGGACCTGTCAACGAACAGGACTTGGAATGTGGGCACGGTGACCGGTTCGGGGGACTCTAACTATGTAGCAAGGTTTCGCCCGGGTAGCACGGTCATCGGCGGTGGAATCATCTACGACAACGGGAACAGGGTATCCATCGGGACCACATCGGCAGCGACGAAGTTTCATATCGTAACACCAGACATACTAGGCCAGACCATATCTGCCCAGTCTGCGCTTGGTGCTTCGTCTATGCAGTTCACGAACGGAAACAATGCCACATACATTGGCGTAAATAGCTCCGCCGGGGCAAGTCTGTTTACCGGCTCATCTGCATACAACTCCTTCATAGGAAGCGGATCTGCGTACGGGCTTGACTTTGGTACAAACTCTGTAACGAGGATGTCTATCTTGTCTGGCGGTCAGGTAAGGGTGAGTGATCTTGCCGGCACCGGCACACGCATGGTTGTCACCGATGCAAACGGGCAGCTCTCATCTCAGGCCATCCCTTCCCCGGGTGGATCCGGAACGGTTACGTCTGTTTCTGCAGGTACCGGCATGGCGTTCACCACGATCACAACGTCCGGGTCTGTCAGTGCTGATACCGGCGTGCTCTCAACCAGAGCGTGGAGGCAGAAAGCGGTTGATAGCCTGAACGCAAGTATTGCCACCAAGGAACCATTGATCGCCGCAGGTACGACTTCTCAGTACTGGAGGGGAGACAAGAGCTGGCAGACATTGAATACGACCGTAGTTCCTGAGGGTACGAATCTGTACTATACAGACTCTCGTTCCAGATCCGCCATATCTTTAACCACCTCCGGCAGCTCGGGGGTAGCAACATACAGCTCATTAACCGGAGTGTTGAATGTTCCTAACTATACGTTGTCTGGCCTTGGCGGTGTTCCTACCTCTAGAACGATCACTATCAACGGGAACGCTCAGGACCTATCCGCCAACAGGAGCTGGAGTGTTGGTACCGTCACATCGGTGGCCGCTGGTGTGGGCATGAGCTTCTCTACCATCACTGGGTCCGGGACGGTCAACGCTGACACGAATACTCTTGGTACAAGGCTCTATGTCATTAAGAAGATCGACAGCCTGCTTGCTATCATGTCAGACTTTCCGTCTATCGCAAACGATACATTGGTTCCTCAGGGATCCTTTAGGTTTATGCGGGATGTGTACGGAACGCCACTCAATGACATTGCATACGTTGGCAGATCTGATGTTAGGGTTGTGACGATTACCGCCGTGGCCTACATACCTGCATCGTCTTGGAATGGCGCTGACTGGAACCTCATATCATACCTTCCCAGTTCGTATATACCACTAAAGAACATGCAGTTTTCTGGGCATCACTCGTTCTATAATGGCGCCGACTATAAGAGGACAGAGGGCGTTTCGTTTGCCGGCGGGATAGAGTACGAAAAGCCTATTGCATTCAAGATAGTTGGCGGGGCGCTGTATGCCAGCGGGGTTATACAGTCCCTGCTCCTGACATCTGGCGGCGTCAACTATGCAGCCATTCCTATCAACATTTCGTATATTGTAAAAGGTTTACCATAAAATCAAGTCAAATGAAAGAGTTAGTTACACGTTTCAACCTTGCCTCCCCGACCTTCTTTGTGAAGATCCAAAAGCTCGGAGTGCTTCTCAGTGCACTTTCTGTCGTCCTTCTCGGCCTTCAGGCCCAGATGCCTACGATCGAGGTGCCGGCCCTTGTGTACAAGGTTGCTGAGTACCTTGCCGTTGCCGGCGGTGTTGCTGCAACCATTGCCAAGCTCACCGTGGCTGACCCCACCCAAATCCAAAAGTGATGAGGTGGCTGCTACCAGCCTTGCTTCTTATGATGGCATGCACGTCTGTCCGCCCCTATAAAAAGGTGGCGGCAGATGCGCGTGTTACCACAGAGAAGAAAGCTATTCTTGCCCCGTTCGTGGCCACGCATTACCCTCCGCAGTTCAGGTTGATCAAGGACACCATCGTCCGGATGGACACGACGTACAACGAGAGATTCGTCTATGAGCTGGCGAAGATCATAGACTCGCTCATCTTTGTTCCAAAGGACACGATCCGCGTCAAAGATCCAGCCATGAAAAAAAGGGTTGACTCTCTCATTCGTCTTTGTGGCAGATCTGTCATAAAGACCGAGATATACACTGACACCGTTTATGTTGCTGATGGCGCCAAGGATATGGCCCTGAACCAGTTCGTTTCCAGTGTTCAGGCCGAGAATGCAAGGCTCAAAAGTGATAACGCAGATCTCAAGGAGAAGAGCTCGGGGGCATCAAAAAAGCTTCGTATGTACATGATAGGGATGTATGCCGCCATCGCGTTGGCATTGATGTTCCTATTCCTTTTGTTTAAGAGATAGTTGATTAAATTTGTTTGATAAACCATTGCCATGTCTGACAATGTGAAGGATGAAATAAAGTCTTGGATTACACCGGGACTCCTTACTATATTCTGGGCCGTGTCTTGGAGTGCTTGGAATGATATGAGGGCCGACATGAAGAAGCTTCTTGAGGCTAAGGCTCAGACAGAGTACCGGTTGCCCGCTCTGGAACGTCGTGTTGACGTAGTGGAGAATAAGGTTGAGAGCATTCAAAACGTTATGAGAAATGGCGCTCTTCAAGGTATCGGCCGCTAGGGACGGTAAGCATGCATGGCAGGCCAAGGGTACAAACCCAAAGACCGGTCGTGAGGTAACGCTCAAGGGCGGTGAGGCAAAGCATCGTGGCAAGTGGGGAACTCAGGGCGGTAAGTCTAAGGGCAGGGTGAAGAGTTACTTCGCCCGTCATGCAAAGAACAAGAGCCCGAAGGCGTACATCAATGACAGGAACTGGAGAGAGGGCAGTCAGATCGGGAAGTCCGTAAACATACCTAACGACAGATTCTAATGGATATCAAGGTCATACACGACACGGTGCTGTTCTACCTGAATAAAGAGCAGAATGGCTACGTCACTCACGAAGAGATTGACGAGGTTCTTGACCGTGCTCAGATGGTCTTGTTCAACCAGTATCATACCAACCCTAAGATTCCTGCATCGGCACAGGCTTCTGTGTACGGCGAGTCACAAAGGATTGATGACGCACTAAGCGTATTCAAGGCGGTATACACGCTGAACGCCGGCAACACCCCGGGTGGTTTGATCACCCTGCCTTCCGGCTACATGCACCTCATAAACCTGTATACTACGGTGTACAATTCCACCCTTGGCCGGAACGTTTATTCTGGGGTTCAAATGCTCTCCGAAGAGGAGATTGTCGAGCGATTGGAATCTCAGGTCATACCCGTATCCGCAAGCGATCCTGTTGGTCTGATGCTTTCCGGCAACAGAATCCAATTGTATCCTTCGGCTCCGGCCACGGGTGGAGTCAATTACTTTACAAGACCTGTCAAGCCAGTGTTTGCGTATACTCAGGTCGGAAGGGTTGTCACATACAATCAGGCCGGTAGCACGCAGATGCTCTGGAAGGACATGGACATCAACAACGTAATCAGCATAGCCCTGTCGTACTTCGGACTGAACTTTAGCAGTCAAGAGGTTATGCAATTTGCTGAACTCAAAACCGCACAGGGACAATAATGGCCACCACCAAGAAAAAAATATCCGAACAGGTCCAGAGAATCCTAAAGGGGAATCCTGTGATCTCGGCTCGTGTGCACATCAACGACATCATGCTACTCGTTGAGCAGGTGGCGAACCAGTTGCTGAAGGCGGAGCACTTCTCGGTCAACATGCCGGCGGGCGACACCGTCCCGAACAACTGCATGATTTTTTCCTACGATGCCGTTCCTGTCGAAGTATACAAAACCAGCAAAAGCAGATCTAAACTTCCTAGCATACCGGTTAGCCTGCCTCGTAACATGGGCGTACTTCACATATCGAAGACCGATACTGTTGATGAGCCGTTCGTTCCTATACCTACTTCGATGTATGGGATTGTGAAGCCTCAGGACATGCTTGGAGACCTCAGCGGCCTGATCGGCTATGAGGTGGTTGGGTCTGAGGTGATCTACACCAAGAACCTTGTGGGCATGGGTATAAGCTCTGTGTACATGAGGCTGGTTGGGGCGAATCTTTCCTTGCTGACCGACTATGACATCCTGCCGGTGTCTGCCGACATGGAGGCGCAGATCGTTCAGATGGTCTACAACATGCTCGTTCAGGCCCCGGCGGCCGACCGGGCGCAAACATCTAAGGACTGATGAAGACATACTCTCTCGATAAGGTTGTCAGGAATGCACTCTCGGAGAAACAGTATCCGATGCATTTCTACCTGCAGTTTTTGCAGTACGGCATTGACGGCTTCCGGGAGCTGAACTTCGATGTGCTCCGGAACGTAAAGAGTGTCCGGCTAAATATCAACAGCTACAAGGCGGCGAAACTTCCTTGCGACTACGTTGACTACATCCGAGTTGGCACAGAGTCCGGGCAGTACATCATCCCTTGGGGCGAGAAGGAGAACTCTTTCAACCGCCTGAACAAGGTGAACAGCTCGGGGGTAAAGATTGCATACTCTGACGTAGAGGCATCGGCCGGTCTGCTCCCTAATAACTGGGAGGGGTTCTGGTACACGAACTACATCAATGACAAGGGCGAACACCTTGGCCGCATATTCAACAACTACCCTGCCCACCGGGAGGCTTTTGTTGTCCTGAAGGAAAGGGATGAGATCCAGTTTGACACCGGCATCGTCGGATCCACGGTCACCATGGACTACATAACCGACGGCATGTCCGTTGACGCGTGTAACATGGTCCACCCTTACGCTATTGATACCATCAAGAAGTACATCTTCTGGAGGTACAAGGAAGCTGGCCGGCACTACAGCCTGCAAGAGCGACAGCTGTGCAAGCAGGAGTACTATAATGCCGAGCGGATCCTGAGGGCAAGGATGAACTCGATCGATACCATGGACATCCACAGGGTAATGAAGAGGTCCTACGGGCCAACCATTAAGAACTGATGAACACAAAGAAGATATTCACCGGCGGGATCAATCAGGATGATGCGCATATTGTCCTGAAAGAGAACGAGTACCTCAACGCGCTCAACGTCCGGGTGGTTACATCCAAGGACGGCAAGGTAGGTTTTGTGTCCACCATAGAGGGGAACACGCTGAAGCCTGTCACCCTGCCCACCGGCACGAACACCACCATAGGTGTCTGCGAGGATACGCCACGGCTGAGACTATTCTTCTTCAATAAGAACAGCTCGGGGGCCCACGGCATTTACTGCTACGACTCTTCTGCGAATACGGTGTACACGGTCCTCCTGAGCTCCTCTGTAACAGGCGGACTGTCCTTTGACAAGCTGATCACTTCTGCATCTGTCATTGGCGACCTGCTCTACTGGACGGACGGAGTCAACCCTCCCCGAAGGATCAATGTCGAGGCGGGGATCAAGTTGAACCATCCGGCATACACCACAGTTGTTGCACAATATGCAACACCTGTCGCCCAGTCGGTGATCACCGTCGTCCGCAACCAGCCGGCGTACCCTTTGACTGTTGAGAAGGTCGTGGTTACATCGGCAACATATCCGAATAACTTCGTCAAGGACGAGGCTTTCCAGTTTGCGTACAGGTTTGTGTACCGGGACGGGGAGGTTAGCGCCTTCTCGCACTGGTCAAAGCTTGTCAACTTCAACACTAATCAGGAGACGACTGATAGTAAAAGAGCTATCGATGTAACGGTTCCTGTTGCTCAGGCCATACCTCAGGACGTAAAAAGAATCGAGGTCGCTGTCAGGTACTATCTGGACGGCCGGATGTTTATCATCAAAAGGTTCTCAACATTCACGGCGCCGATAACCTTCAGGTTCTTCAACGACTTTGTAGGTCTGGCGGTCGACGATGCTACCGCCATCAAGCAGTACGATCCGGTTCCGCTCAAGTCTGCGGCCCTTGAGATCGCCCGGGACAGACTGTTCTTGGCGAACAATACTGAAGGGTACGACACTCCGGCCACGACTTCTTTGTCTAGGTCTTTGGTCATATCCGACTCTGGCGCTACGAACACAACGCCTGCCACTTGGTACCGGCTTGAGTTCAAGGTGATCAGCAGTAACATAACATATGTCGTGTACGTTCTGGACATACCCGGCATTGTAGACAAGGGGTACTACAGGACCAATCCGATCACAACTACACCCCCGACCTCTCCCACCACGTCGTGGGTTGGAAAGGCGTTTATCGGTCCAGACTATGAGGACTTGGTTGCGTACATCGAGGGAGAGTACGGGGTGTCTGAGTTTATTAACTTCTCCAACTTCTTGGACGTCACCGTCACAGGTGTTCCGTCCGGGCAGATCATATCTCTGAATGGCGCCACCGGATTTAAGAGTGCTGCGTTTTACAGGATGGGTGTTGTGTTCTACGACGAGGCCGGCCGGAAGTGCGGGGTGGTCACAAATGACAACCTCAAGCTTATCACTCCGGATCGGGGGTACACCCTTGGCAGTTACGTTACCGGTGTGAACTGGTCTCTTTCAAACAATGCCGACCCTGTGGTTCGTCAGGCTGAGATTCCGTCATGGGCCAGACACTACTCTATTGTGATGACAAAATGTCTTCGCACTAGTTTCTTCATGCAGCTCTTGGCTGACTCGTTCAAGTATGTATCCAAGAATCCAACCACCGGAGAATACACCGAGCAGGCTTCATACAGCGCAACACACTTTGGATGTCTTATAAGCATAAAGTCACTGTTCAGTATCGGGTATGGGTACACATACCAAGAAGGCGACATTATCAAATTGTACCCAAATTCAGGGACGCCCGTAAGCCTAAACATAAAGGATACATGGGGTGAGTATGTGGTGTGCGACCTCACGAACCTGACCGGTGTGGCAAATCTGCTATACGAAATCTATACACCACTGCTCTCTACGTTCGACGATGTCTACTACGAGAAGGGTGACGTGTACGCCATAAACAATCCCGGCGCGTCCACCCGGGCATACTCAACCCTGACCGGAACCATTGAGGGTGACATCTATCTGGTGCAGCGCCAGAGATCCACGCCGGATCCATACTTGGTTGAGGCAATGAGCCCTAACGATTTCAAGTGGAAGTACTGGAACGTTAACACCGGCCGGACAAACACGGTAACAACATCCGGCCAAACCCGGAAGTCGACCAACATCAGGTTCAGCGGCGTGATCATACTCGGGACAGAAACTAACGGGTTGTCAACGTTTGAGATACTTGATGACACATCCCTGCCGTACGAGATGGGCGACCTGAACAGAATCATCCTTACGTCGAAGACGCAGGGAGAGGGTACTGTCATGCTGGCCATCGGCAAGCACGAGACGGCTTCGGTTTACCTAGGAGAAACCCGGGTGTTCGACAATTCCGGATCATCCTTCTTGGCGAAGAGCTCGGGGGTCATAGGAACGGTCAACGTGCTCAAGGGCTCCTACGGGACAATCAACCCTGAGAGTGCTGTGGAGTGGATGGGTGCAGTGTACTGGTTCGATGCAAACAAGGGTTCTGTGGTCAGGTATGACGCAAACGGACTCTTCCCTATATCGGCGTACAAGATGATGAACTACTTCCGGAAGGTAGGCGCTGACGCCCTTTCCGGTAAACCGGTACTTGCCGGATTCGATCCATACCATGGAGAGTATCTGATCATGTCGCCAATGAGTACTGTGTACCCCCAGTCTGAGCTCTTGGCTGACATGGAGTACGCAAGCACCTCTTATTCTGAGTTGCCGATAGACATAAGTGGCCTGAATCCCGGGGGCGTCTACAAGTGTTCGTCTACCGGTGTCAACGTGTCTTTTTTTTACAAGGGCATCAGTATCCCGGACGGGGTATTTTTCTACGACGGAGACACCAAGACCATAGAGGGCATTCCTTTAGGTCCCGGATCATTCCAGATATCAATCAAGGAGATCGAGCGAAACCTGTACGCCGGGTATGATGGCGTTGGCGGTGTGCACGCGTTCCAGCCAATGATAGACCGGTGGACGTCCATGTATAGCTTCCGTCCGGAGTACATGGGTATGGTGGCAAATCAGCTTGTTACCTTCAAGGGCGGCAAGCCATACGTTCACAATTCGCAAACGGCGAATAATTTCTACGGCGTTCAGTACGACTCTTCGGTTTCTCTGGTGCACACAGAGGCGCAGAATGTAACCAAGAGGTACTACGCGATCCATGTAGAGGGAGACACTCCGAACGTGATTCATGTAAGGACAGAGGTGCCTGTCGTACAGAGCAGCGACATCAGGTCCACGTCGTTCGATCAACGTACAAGGATGGACGGAGACTTCCGTGTGAATGAGGGTGTGAGCTATGCGTCAATCCTTCGAGACCGGCTGAGTCCAAATATCAATGGGACTTACGACGAGAAGCTTATGGTCGGTGATGATATTTCCGGAGAGGTTGGTCTATTTACGATCATATACAAGAAGCCTACAACTAGAAAAGCGCTGAAACTTTTCAATATCGGATTCATTCTCAGCAGAGGTCATACAATCGAGTAATATCGATAAATTTGTGTAATGCTAACAGAGGTCAGACAGGCGTTTGATGGTGACGAGGACATATTCAAGTTCTTCGATCCGACGGCGAAAGTCAAAACGTACGATGACGTTGTTGCAAATGTGGTGGATAAGATGTTTGAGTACGCCATGGAGTATCAGGTTCGGTTTGTGTCGATGGATCGGGGGTATGTATTCACAGCCGGCGACAATGTTCTTGTAAGCTTTGGGCTGGCTCCTGAACGCAGAAACAAAGAAGGATTGACCGAGCTTTGGGATAACATAAAGAGTAATCTTAAGAACCCGTTCTGCTGCTCTTTATGGGCGAAGAACACAAGGGCGATAGAATGGCTGAAGCGGTGCGGGATGGAACAGGTGGACGTCGCTGAATTTAATGGACACGAAATTATAACACTATGCCACTCGGAGGATTAGTAGTAGCGGGGATAGGATCCGCAATCGGTATCGGCAAAGGTATTGCTGACCTTTCCCGGGCAAAGAAGATAAAGCCTCAGTATAACCCGTTTGAGATAAGCGAGTCAGCCAAGCGTATGCAGGGTCTGGCTCAGGCGCAGCTCAATGCTCGTGCCCCCGGAGCTGCGGCTCGGGAGAGATCTATTCAAGGCAGTCAGGCCCAAACGCTTGGCGCCGTTGGTCGTGGAGCAAGAGACTCTGCCAGTGCTCTCCAGATGGCCGCTGTCGCTCAGGCGCAGGCAGGTCGGGAGCAGGCACAGATGCAGGACATGGACGCGCAGTACTATCAGTCGGCCCTCGGTCGTCTGTTTGGTGCTGAGCAGAACATGCAGCAGCAGGAGGCCATGAAGTACCAAGAAGACTTCCGGAAGTATCAGATGGATACACAGATGAAGGAAGCGCTTAGGAGCGAAGGCTTCCAAGGTATTGTGGGCGGACTGCAGAATGCCGGAGGGATGATGATGGCTGCCGGCAGTGGGCCGAATGCTTTCCTAGGGAAGACTGGGGGAGGCCAAGGTCAGCCATCATTAATGTCTCAGGGCGCTCAGATGTTTGGTGTGACGCCAGACCAAGCATCATTCAGGAGTCCTATCGCGGGAAACGATTCTTATGTAAATCCGTCTTTAGGGTTTGCAGCAATAAACAACACTCGTACTCCTTCCGGATTCCCAATGCAGAACATGCAGAATCAGCCGCCCGGGTACACCAATTACTTTCAGCAAAGATACCGATAACACATGCCAGCATACGTCAAGTCAGTCAGGTACAGCGAGACGCCCACAAGCATTCTACTTCAGAATGCACAGCAGGAGCGTCAGCAGCAGATGCTCATGCAGAAAGCCGCCATGGAGGATGACAAGGCGAGACGTGCCATACCCATGGGTCTTGCCAATCAGCTCAAGAACATGGACGCTGACGTTATCAACAACGAGCTTGTCCAGAACGTGACGGATCTTGTTGAGCTTGAGCGCAGTGGCGCATCACTCACAGATCTTCAGGCTGAGGCGGCAAAGCGTCTTGCCAGCGTATCCTCAAAGTCTCAGGCGGTAAAGCAATATAAACTTCAGGTTCAGAACTCCCTAAAGGACATTAGCAATAAGTTTGCTGTTGACAAGAGCAGGCTGAACGATCTTGCTGCCGCCCATCTTGCGTTGAACATAAATAATATCGATCAGCTCGGGAGTGGATATGATTTTGTAGAGAAGACACTGCAAACCCCAGACTTGGTTGTCGACCGGCGTGCTGGCACCAGTCTGCTTCAGAGCATTGTGAAAACGGCGCCTAAGTTCTCCATGGAGAATGTGGTAACTTCCGATCCATCCGGAACCAAGAAGCTTGTTTCTGGGGCGGAGGCAAAGATGCCGGCGTGGTATCGCATTAAGGAAACCAAGGACCCCCGGACCGGCCTCCCATCCTTCCGGCCGGAACTGAAACTGTCTGCTGACGGCGCCATCGATGAGACGGTGTTCAACCAGTTCTACAACTATGCTGAAGGTGCTGATGATTTCCGGGCAAGGATGACTATTGATGCCGGCGCTGCGGATGTTGTTAGAGAGATGAACAAAGGTAAGAACCCCGGCGACCCGGGATATCTTGACAAGAACGATGCCGGAACAATGATGCTTGCCAAGCGCAAATACCTTACGTCATTCCTGCAAGCCATGTCAGCCCCTGACTTGAGTGTTGCCTCTACTGTTGATGCAAATGCACCAAGGGTGGGCAAAGGCGGCGGAGCAACTGGCGGAGCTATAAAGCTTGGAATGTATGACCGGATGAAATCTATTGCTGCCAACTCTGCAGATAAAGGGATAGTGCAGCTGAACCAGATGGAAGCCGGCGATCAAGAGTACGTTTTGGATGTGATGTCCGGAACTCTCGGCCGGAAGCCTAATGCATCCGAGATTGATATTCGCCTGCAGCCTGACGGCAACTTTACTGTTGTGGCGCAAAAGGATTTGAGAGGGTCGGATAATAAGCTCATGTTTAAAAGAGGACAAGCCCTTGGATCCATGTCTGCCGATCAGATAGAGATTGCGGAGGCCGGCCGGGTCGGGGGTGTTAAACTCAAAAGGGAAGTAGCTCAGAAGCAGGCGGATCAGCCAGCCCCACCAAAGACAACAGGTAAGAAGAAGATTGCAGGATTTTAAAAAATAGCTCATGCCGGTATCTAGCGATAAGCTCAAGGTTTTGTACGATGCAGTGTCAGCAGACTATGACCTCGGAACCATAGACGACTTCAAGGCCAAGCTTAGCGACCCGACAAAGCGGAAGTCTTTCTTCGAGGGTGTAGGCGCCGAGTACGATCTCGGCAAGGACATCAACGACTTTGAGTCGAAGCTTGGTTTTAAAAAAAAAGATGGTGGAGTGGTTTCTTCCCCGTCTATGGAATCACCATTACCTTCTCCATCAGTTGGCATAGACCCAGCGGAGATACAAAAAAGGTACGATCGGGTAGGAAAAGGAAGGACGTATTTAAATGAGCTTATAGACAAGAAGCGTACGGAGCTCCCGGACTTTGCTCCGATGGCGACCGACTTCGTTCGGTCTGCCGCCCAGTTCAACGAGGCCGGCAAAAAAGCTGAGCGTACAAATCTGGTGTACGACTTTTTCGACAAGAACTTTGACGTCAACACCAACGACAACACCCGGGATGCATTCATAAGCAGCCAATACGCCGGAACATACTTCTCTGAATCCCCCGACCTCAAGTACGAGTATGACAGATCTGACATGAAGTCGATGTTGACTCCTCGTCAGTTCAGCGGACTCAAGTCCTTGTCATTCGGGAAGCAATCAGAGTATGGAGAGGCAATCAAAAAGCTGTCCGATCCGAATGTAGGCGAAGCGGAGAAGAGCGTTATAAAGCTTGAGCTGGACAAGATCGGCGTCGGAATTGACAAGGACGCTGCCGCTGCTATGGTCAACCAAGGCGTAAACAGCGACATTGCTACCCAGATATTTTCCAAGGCAAAGGCAGATGAGCCACTCATCGAGGAGTCGCTTCGAAATGTCGACTACGAGAATCCGTACTCAATCCGCACATTCAAGAATGTAATCAAGGGCGCTACAGAGAGAGGGTATCTTGTTGGCGAACGTGCCGACTTGGTTACCGCCACGGCAGAAGAGACTGGGATAGATGTCGATCGGCTCGCGTACCTGCAGGGGGAGCTTAAGAACTCAAAGGCGTCAAAGGCTTACGAGCAGTTCTCTGAGAATCCGTCATTCGAGAACTTCAAGAAGGCGCCCATCGGGATCATGCTCGAGTTGAGTCTAGAGAGTCTTGCTGCACTATACACGCATGGAGCCTCAAGGATGGCCGCCGGCGCAGCTACTGGTGCAGCGGTAGGGTCGGTCCTTCCCGGGGCGGGAACGGCTGCCGGAGCGTCTTACGGAACCATATCCGGGATGGGTCTCGCGTCCCTTAATCTTGAATACTCGTCATCAATACTTGAAGGGCTTGATGCCATCGGCGTAAATACTGCCGATCCGGAAGCGCTTCGGTCTGCGTTTGCCAGCGAGGAGACGATGTCTAAACTGAAAAGAACTGCATACGCCAAGTCCATCCCTGTGGCCGTCTTCGACATGCTCAGCGCAGGCATTGCCGGCAAGATCGTAACCAAACCTGCTAAGACTGTTCTTGGTAAGGTTGCGGGTGGTGTTGCTGAGATGGGGGTTCAGGCTGCTGCCGGCATGGCGGGTGAAGCTGCAGGACAGTTGGCTGCAGAGGGAAGGATATACGCTCCGAACGCGGTTCTACTTGAAGGCCTCGGAGAGCTTGGCCCGGGCGTCATCGAGGTGGCGTACGGATCCATGGTGGAGTCCGCCAAGCGCAATCGACCAATAGCCAAGGCGGATGCCGTGAATGTAGTGGCATCTGGCCAGCAAGAGACTGTGAGGCAGAACGTGGATGCAGAGGTGAAGGCTGGGACCATGTCTCAGGAGCAGGCGAATGTTGTAAAGGAGGAGATTGCGAAGACGGAGGTGTCTGTCGCTAAGATTCCGGACGACCTTTCTGTTGACGCTAAGTCGCAGATAGTAGAATTGATAGAGAAGAAGTCAGAACTTTCTGCCAAGGCTAAGACCCTTGATGACGCATTCAAGCAGGACGTTGAAACCCAGATTGCAGACGTTGATCAACAAATAATTCAAATCACTCAAAACGATAGAAATGCCACTGTACAAAGCCAAGTCGAACAGCAAGCAGGACCTGCAGAAGGCGGTGTCCAAGAACGTCCGGGAGTTGATGGCGGACAACAAGAAGTCGGGCAAGGAGCGGGGCAACAAGGGCAAGCTCCGGTCACGCAGCCAGATACTGGCAATCGCGTACTCAGCAGCCAAGAAGAAGTAGATCTCGCCGGCGAGCTGAGGGGTGAACTGCGTCAGGACTTCCAGCCAATCATAGACAGGGCGGCACAGTCGCTGCAGGCGGCCAACGTCCAGTTCGAAGTATTGGACGACGCTGAGTTTACAGCGCGTGTCGGACAGTCAGCAGAGGGCGCCTTTATGACTGTAGGAAATGATGGAAAGATTCTGCTGAACAGGCAGAAGATGGAGCAGGCAGATCCCGGGGTAATCATCTGGCATGAGTCAGCGCACCCGGTGATGAACACCATACGGAACACCGATAAACCATTGTACGACCGTATGGTCACCGGCCTTAAGCAGGTCGCCCAGCGTAGTCCGGAACTTCAGCGTGCTCTTGAGTTCGGCAAACAGTATGGAGCCAAGCTTAGGGAAGCAGGTCGGGGGGATGCAGAGGCTATCGCTCTGGAGGATGATGAATCTATCGTTGAGTCGATCGCCATGATCGCTGCCGACGACAAGCTCATGGCATCTCTGCCTACAAGCGTCAAGCAGACCCTCATCGACTTCGTTAACTACATAGCCAAGGCGCTTGGCATTAAGGGTCGCGTGACCAACACTGCATCCGCAGACTTCCGTCGCACTGCCCAGCAGATTGCTACAGCGCTAAAGGAAGGCCGGGACATATCGGAGATTGTGGGAGCGGAGAATGTGGGTGAGATCCACGCTGCTCTTGCCGGCGGAATAACAGACCTGAATGGGAATCCGACAGACGTATCGACAGCGCAGTTCAAGATTTCCGGGTTTAAATCATTGCTTAGCGGAATCGAATTCAGATACTTTGCGGATTCGAAAAACTACGAAAGCCTTAAGTCTCAGGGGTATATAACCGAGGACAAAACAATAGAGGACTTTGGGAACACCAAGATGATCCTGCATGCGCCGGACAATGCATTTACCGGTGAGATGTGGAAGGATGGCGAGATGATAGTGGAGGGTAAGGGCGGTGTTTACTACCCCGCAAGGTTCCATGATCTCGGGAACTTTTGGGCTAGCACGGAGAGAGCTGCAAAGACAATGGAGAAGGATATAAACGCCATGGTTCGCTTGTCTCCGGACGGGAAGGCTAGGCTTGGACTGGTGTCTGCTCCGCCTCAAAAACTTCTCTCGTCTACCACGGCTTCTAATAGCCTGCTAGACGTGTTGATGTCTAAGGCCTTTGATCGGCGGGCAAAAATAACAAAAGACCAAGTCGTTTCCTCGTACGTTGCTGCAATAAAAGAAACGATTGAATGGAATAGGAAGTACATAAAGGACCAGATCGCCGCCACCGAGAAAAAAATATCGACCGAGACATCAAACCTTGGCAAGTCTGAAAAAGAAGACGCGAAGACTAACAAAAAAATACTTGGATACAAAGAAAGAATACAAGAGATAAAAGAAAACAAGGAGCTTTTTGAAAGGAATGTGCCTAGGATTAACAAATCAATTAGTGCGGAAGAGCTGAGGTCTCGCATGAGGGCTTGGTTCGCTCCAGACATGTCAGTGTTTGAGGACAGAAAAGCGCTGAATACGTTTGTATTAAAGTCTATCGCCAACATCGTTACAGACAAGGAGGCACAGGCGCAAACGCTAGAGTTTCTTTCTGAGATATCCGGCCAAAAAATAAAGTCAACCGGTGGCAAGCTGTCAATGGCTAACTTGGTGGATGGGTTTTCTCAGTTATTCTCCGAGCCGATGCTAAAGGGGAAATCTAAGACCGGAGATATATACGCTGTAATTGAGGTTGAGGGAGAGGTCGAGGCGGTCAGGACGGCAGATCATGAGTCGTATCCGTTTGCCATAAGGTCTAAGGATCCAAACAAGAAGGTTGTTATCCACATACTAAAAGAGAGAAGGAGGTGGACAGAGTTTACGGTCGATCCAAAGACAAATGAGCTTGTTGAGAAGGACAGGGAGAACAAGGTTTTATCCCCAAGCGCCGGCATAACAAAGACGCTTGATATTCGCCCCGGAATAAAGACCATCCAGCAGTCTATTGGTAATCGCAAACAGGTAGGCACCGCGTCTATACAGCAGACAGACCAAAAGTACAACGGCCTCCCGGTGTCAAAGGTTTCTGGTTCTTTATTCCATAGAACAAACGCACCCGTTGGGGACATATTAAAGAATGGGTTTGCTGTCCCGGATCAAGGCCGAGCCAAGTATGGGTATGGTGTTTATTTTAATATCGAACCGAAGGATACTTTGTTTGGTCAGAATACGCTGTCTGCAGATGTGTCCGACCTGAATATGATTGACCTTACGGCTATTGATGAATTGGATCAGGTCGACCAGTTTAATTCGGCAGTATTGCCGGGGGCTCAGGCCGACTACACCAAGGCTACGCAGGAGATGCGTAACGCTGGGATTGATGGCGTAATAAGCACCAGCGAGGCGGTTGTTTTTGACCCTCAGAAACTATCTAGGGTGGAGGACGTAACGGGCGTTAGCGAGCAAGAGCTCATGTCTAGGACCGCCCAACTCTCCATCGGCAACCGTCAAGCCATCATAGACAAGGCCAAGGCAGACGGCACTTACCTCAAGGCACCCAACGGTCAGCCCACGAAACTGACCGAGGACCAGTGGACAACAGTACGCACGCCAGAGTTCAAGAACTGGTTCGGGGACTGGGAGAATGATCCACAGAACGCGAGCAAGGTGGTGGATAATAATGGCGAACCTAGGGTGGTTTACCATGGGACTGGAGAGTATTTTGATGAATTTGACAAAGGCAAACTAAGCAGAGTTGGGTGGGGGTATGGTTTTCATTTTGCCGAAAGCGCCGGGATGGCCTCGTTTTATGCTGATCAAAACAGATCTGGCAATGTCGTTCCTGCGTTCTTGTCAATAAAAAACCCAATCGAAGGAGATGAGATCAACTCTTACTCCTACAATAATAACGTCAGCTTAAAAGAATCCACCCAGCATTTTTTAGATCTTGGGTATGATGGAGCGAACTATCTAGACGAGTATTGGAGGGATGGCAAGAAAACTAAAGTGTTTGTTGCCTTCAACCCCAACCAAATCAAGTCCGCCACCGCTAACGTAGGCACGTTCAGCACAGAGGACGCCCGCATCCAGCTCTCCATCGGCGGCCGGCAACCGGTTGGCCAGATAAACTGGGAGCGTTCTCTAGAGGGCAAGGGAGATCCATCGATATCCTCCCGAAATCCTATGGTAACAAGGGCCGCTCAGGACCTGAAGGACGGGAAGATCACCAACGAAGAGTACAGGGCAACCGTATCAGAGAACAGTCCGATCCGGCCGATCACAAGGTTCTTTGAGCCTGCAACAGAGCAACAAGTCAAGTCGTCTCTTAGTGTCGACAAGTCCGACAAGGCAAATGCTCCGCTAACGGATGGAACTATCGTCGGCTTAAGACTCGACATCCCAGCGTATCAGAACAAGAACACTTGGGTGGTCTCTGTCCACGAGGGAAACACTAATGCCGGCAAGCCTATATCTTACAGGAATGTTGCCATGATCCGAAATGTTAAATTTGGGTCAACACCGAAGGGCGTACTAAACATTGCTTCCGGAAAAGAGAAGCAGACCATAGGTAGAATGTTTGGCGAGTGGGTTAATATCCCCGGCCAGACAATGGAGCAGCAGGGGGAGAACGCCAAGCGTATGGTCCAAGACATTGTGGACAATCCGGAGTACGTTCAGGTCGGCATGAATCCGTTCAGGCATTCATACTTCTACGACAGGAGCAATGACATGGGACGTCCTTTAGTGTCAGCTGAAGAGGTGATTCAGGTCGGAGGATTGGTGTACGCAAAGAACCCCGTGTATGGAAACTGGACCGACGAGTCGTATGCAGTAAAAGGATTGTTTGATGCGGCTGGCGCACAGGTACAGTTCTCCGCCGGCCCAAGGTCAGAGAGCCGGGTAGAGTTCAAGTTGGTAGCGTTCGTGTTGAGGAAGAAGGCGGAGGGGTATACTGATCAGCAGATAGCTAAAGCCATCCGCACTGCACTGCCGACAATAACTACCGCGCAACTTGACGCACTCATCTCAGACCCTAAAGAATTCCTGCGCAGAGCATACCCGGGCATCACGCCCATGCAGTTCGAAAACCTTTTGCGTAGAGCAGAGGTAAAGAACATCTATCGTGGCAACATGCCTCAGAACATTGCCGGAAGGTTCCTGACCGCAGTGGTGCCAAACGAGGTTCTCGAGAAGTACTACATGCAGGTAAAGGTTAAGAACATGGTGAGCAGGGAAGCCATCAATCAGTTCCTTACGAAGAACTTTGACCCAGCCAAGGGTCTGCCCAAGTGGGTGATGCAACTCAAGGAGTTCTCCACCGGCGCGAAGAACATTGAGATTGCCCGGGCGAAGAGTACGCTTGACAGGCTGGCGAAGACGGCTCGGGAGATAGGGTTTACTGATTGGGAACTTTTCAGCGCAGCGCTGAGGAATTTGAATGAGGAGGAGGCGATAATGAGTGGCAGCACAGATCTGGCCATGTTTGATCCTGCGACCGGTATGGCTATGGTGCCATCTGCCGGCGAGCGTCTGCAGACTCCGATGACTATGCTCCGCCTTCCGCTGGAGATCCAGCCGTACGTCCGGGAGATGCGCAACCAGATCGACGCCTTGAGTAAGAGGCTGATCACTGGGGGCTTTGTCACCCCCGAGCAGGCGGTGAAGATCGAGATGAACCTTGGTGAGTACACAAACCGGGCATACAAGCTTTACACCCAGAAGGGCTTTACTCCAACAAAGGAGGCATTCGATGCTGCGGTAACGTTCTTGGCTGACCAAGAGTATCGCCGACTGCTTACGGAGTATATGAACAACCTTAGCGTTGCGGTTCGGGGGCAGATAGGTGTACAGACCGGCGCCGGACCTATAGTAGCAGAGAGTGGCACGGGCATTCCCTACGCTGATCTTATGGAGCAGGCAGCCCAGTACGCACAGCGCAGAGCCAACGACATCATAAACAAAAAAGAAACCCCATACTTCGGCGGATCCGGACCAACATCAAGAGGTCTTGGCATTCTGAAGCAGAGGCAGAGCATACCGAAAGAGATCCGCGCGTTGATGGGCGAGTACACAGACCCCGGCGTGGTGTTTATGATGACCGTGGCCAAGCAGGCTGAGCTCGCTGCAACCAGCGACTACCTGCGTCAGCTGAGGGATCAGGGGCTTGGTACATTGTTCTTCGAGAAGAACGACCCCAACCGTCCGGCCACACACAGCGTACCGCTGGCCGGCGAGACGAGCGCTACCATGGAGCCGCTTAACGGGTTGTACACCACCAAAGAAATCGCCGAAGCGTTTGAGGATGCGGTCAACACGAGGAATGCGGTGGTCCAGCTGTGGATGAAGATCGTTGGCGCCAACAGATGGTTAAAGACCGTAGGATCCATCAGAACTCAGTTTGTGAACTTTGAGTCAAACATTGGCTTTGCAGTTTTAAATGGCCTTATATTCACCAAGGATGGGCGCCCATGGTCTAAGTCGATGGGCGAAGCGTGGAGGTATGTAAAGGGCCAATATGGACCGAAAGAGATTTCCGAAATAACAGACAAGGCTATCAGGCTTAATTTGGTTGGTCAAAACGTAGACATCAACGCCATCAGAAAAGCTTTCCGAGAGGATGACATGTTTGAGATGGCGCTTGACGTAGCGCTTACAAGCGAAGGCGTCTTCAAGAAGACAAACATTAAAAGAATAAGACCGCAAGCTCCGTTCAATAAGGCTTATCGGATGGGCGATGACTTCTGGAAGGTGTACGGATACATTACGGAGAGGGAGGTTGTGGCCAAGGGGAGACACGAAACGTCCTACAACCAGCTCACAGACGAGCAGAAGGACGCCGTAGACAAGGAGGCGGCTGACAGGGTGAAGGATACTTGGCCGACATACGACCGGATGTTTGAGGCGGTAAGAAAGCTCACGCAGAATGTTCCGATCTTAGGCAACTTCCCTGCATTCCAAGGCGAATCAATCCGTGTGCTGATCAATGCGGCTAAGATGATGAAGAAAGATTTGGCAGACCCGCAGATGAGGATAGCTGGTGTTCGAAGGGCGTTAGGGATATCGACTTATCTTGGACTTAGGGCGAGCATTACCACCATGACAGCACTATCTGCTGGCTACGGAGTTAGCGGTTTGGTTGGGATGCTGTTGAATGATGACGAGGAGGAGGATAAGAAATGGGCGATCAAGCAGGTGTCTCCTATCTTCATGCGCAGTGGCGACTTGTACATCAAACAAGATAACGACAAGCCGCACATCTACACCGTGGTCGACCTGCTGTCTATCGATCCGATCGGCATCACACAACGATCACTCAATGCTTTTACAGAGGGATCTGATAATATGGATGCCGGGGCTAAGGCTGCAGTAGCGGAGCTGCTCGGGGGATTCCTTGAGCGGGAAATGACGTTCAAAGCTGTGGAGGATTTGACGCTAAACCGAAATTCAGCTAATGGACTTAAAATCTACAACGACGGAGATACCTTCGGAGAGGCTGTAGGAAAGATTGCAGCACATGCATGGAAGTCTCTTAAGCCGTCTTCTTATGGATTGGTAGAAAGGGCTCTGACAAACGAGAATAAGGCATTTGAAGCTTACGCGTTTGTTGGCTTCCGCCCGTACGAGATCGATCTGCACCAGTCGTTCAACATCTCCCTGACCAGAATGAGGAACAGCGTAGAGGAAATCTCCACCGAGTACTTCAAGATAAAGTTCGATCCGAAGGTCAGCGAGGAAGACAAGGAGCAGGCGAGGCTCAGGGCCGGCGAGAAGAAGGCTGAGGTGATTAAGAAGTACAACCGCCTGTACACCACCCTGATCAAGCTCGGCGCATCTCAGCAGGTGATGGAGGAGATGGTGGAAGGGAAGAGTGCTGTCAAGCCTACAGGAATGGACGGAAAGACAAAGCTCGGGATAATAGAGGGAGAGGTAGATCCGACGTCGCTATACTAACAAAAAGCCCGGGGGTTACTCCCCGGGTTGTTCTTTTGCGTAATTTATCTCTTGCTCTGTAGCGGATCGAGCGTTCAGTTCGTTTGTCCCGCAGAAACCATTACAATCAACTAACGGGACTACATCCATTTGCTTCATGTCGTCAATGCATTTTAACTCTGGATAGTCTTTATGCTTTTTTAGGAATACAAGCCTTCTCCAGTTGTCATTAGATTCCGAAACGACTTGGCTTGCCTCCTTTCCTTGATCCTTTAGCATCGTAACCGGCTCTCCTCTCAAGTCTGTAAGCTTATGCTCCATCTCGGCCATGGCTTCAAACTTACTCGGGAAGTCCCTCTTCATCTTCTGCCAGTACCCAATCCCACCCTGTACACACCCTGTCCCCAAGCAGTTGTTATTCTTGAACCCTAACCTGTAAGCGATTGGTATTTGAATTCCAGCTTCTTGCACTATTCTCAGGCAATCTTCCTTGCTGTACCCAATCATCAATAACGGGTATATGCCATTTGCTTTTGGGTGGTTCCTGCTTAGGCTTAAGGCTCTGTTCATTTCCTTCTTATCAAACTCAAATCCAAATACTTGGTAGTCGTATTCGTTCGACTCTTGCCATACCTCCCTGACCCTCCTCTTTAACTTGTAAGAGCAAACTGCACCGGTAGCTACGTTAAGGGACTTATGCTTGGTCCACACCTCTTGGATATTTCCATACTCAATCCCTGTGCTTACGAACGTGGATGCGCCTTCGCCGTCCGGGGTGATCCCAGTTATAGACTCAATCGGAATGCCGTACCATGCTTCGCAATCTCTCTTGAATCTGTAGGTGTCTGATTCTTCATTCTTGGTGTCAATCATTATGACCCTGCAGTTGTTTGCCCCTGAAAACATATCAAGCGCAATCTTGCATGCTACAGCGGAAGTTATGCCGCCACTCCACCAGCAGATTATTTTTTTATTTCTCATGGCTTTGTTTTACACCCAACGGGCCGTAGGTTTCAGTGTAGTATTGTTCAGCATCAAGCCCGTAGACATGGCCTAAATCGTGCTGAGCCTTATAGGCCTCTGCTATCTGATCATGCTCCACCCTCAGCAGCTTCTTTGCCTTCACTATCAGGGTGAGGGGTATGTCCCACTCGTACTCTGTCAATGCGTCAAGCATTTGAGTCATTGCTGTCTTTGCCATAAGTTTCGTTGTAGTATTCTTCTATATTAAAAAATGCAGTTCTAATATCTAAATCTAATGCCCTATCTAAACAATGCTTTGCAAACTCAATCTTCTGCTCCTTCTCCATTTGTTTGGCTTTTTTGAGTTTATCATTAAACGTGCAATACGAAAATGCTGTGTCTAAACCAACAAGTTCATTTTGTAACCATTCAACTGCCGTCATGTTATTGTTTTCCATATGTTTCGTTGTAGTATTGTTCTGCTAAATGCATGTACAGGCTGTCGGATACCGGGTTGAGCATATCGCTTTTCAATCCGGAAATATAGGCACGCATAATCCGCTCCTTGTCTGGGTCGTCAGCTTTTTTGTTGGCACTTTTATTATTTAGTGCTTCGATTAATGCGTCGGCATATGCTACCGCTGCTTTTGCAAGTACATCCGCGGACTCTATGCGGTATATTCGCGTCATGTTTTGCATTGCCATTGCTGCGAAATATTCTCTTTTTGTCATCCCGTGAACTGTACGAGTGGATCCATACTGTACGGTATGCGATGCCGGTATAGGGAATGCCTGTTCGTTTGGAAGTGTCTCTGTCATGTTGTTATCGTTTTCTGTGTTCTATATAAAAAAGTTTCTGAATAGTAAACCAAACTTCCATGTTCCTTCTGTTCTTTCTACGTGAAACAAACTTCTACAATGCCAATCTGTTTCAAAAGAACAAACAGAAATACCATTCCATCCATACCAACTGATTTCTAATAGTGTGAATTTCATATTTTTAGAATTTGTTTTTCCACATCATTGATGGCACGGGTCGGGGGCCCTGCTGGTTATACTTCGCTGTTGCTTTATTGTGGTACCCGACAGCAGCGGTGTTGCCCAGTTCAAAGTAGATCAACTGCCCTATCGGCATTCCGGCGTACACACGAACCGAGTGCACCACGGTTATCTCTAAGGTCCAGTGGCCACAGAAACCTACGTCCCCCTTGCCGGCGGTGGCATGGATGGATATGCCCAGCCTACCGGTGGATGACTTACCCTCAATGAACGGAACGTGCTCGTGTGTCTCAGTGTACTCCACGGTGCTACCAAGGTACAGGATCCCCGGGTGCAGGACAATGCCGTCATCCGGTATCTCCATCTCCTCTGTGAGGTTTTCTTTCTTGGCGTCAAGGACCGGGTCTATGTACGCCATCAGATACTTGCTGAGGTGTACGTCGTAGGAGTTAGAGCCTAGGTTGGAGTGTCTGAATGGTTTGATCACGATACTACCATAGTTCAGGTAGTGCAGGATCTGCTTGTCACTCAGCATCTTTGGTCTTGTTTAGTTTTTCGATAAGTTCATCTGCAAGACGAACCGAAGATATGGTCATAGAGTGGGAGTATGGACTGTCATTAGCCAACATCCCCTGCAATATCATTGCAGCGAAGTACTCTCTCTTGGTCAGGCCATGCTTGGCCGAATAGTCTGCCGGCGATACGGGGAATGCCGGGTCGTTTGGTTGTGTCATTTTGTTTCTTCTAAAAGTGAAAGTCTTTCGGTCAGGCAAATGATGTAGGATGACATGGCGTTTAGCTGTAGGCGCATCAATGTCTTCTGTTCCTGCGGGAGAGGGTGAAACTTCTCGGTGGCCATGAAGTCAATAAGTTTTTTCCACCTTTGCTGTACTTGAGATTGTTCCTCCTTAAGTCTTTGAATAAAGTCGCTCATACTGTTTGGTTTTGATTGTTATTACGCATGCGGATCTCCATCATGTCGAACGCCTTGTTCAGCTTTTCAGACATGGCTACATACATCAGCCACCGGATCATGCGGAATCCATTACGCTTAGTGCGGTGATGCTTGCGTCTTCTGAAGTACGAGTGCTTGATGGATCCATCCTCGTACCATCCTATTCTTCTTTTACTCATAGCAGTCAGGACAGGTTCCGATCCTGTGTCTCCCAGATACAATCCGGGGCTCTACCATTGAGCTACCTGACCATTTGCCGTCTTTCCGACTGTCAGGGTTTCCCCACAAAAGACCTACTCTGGGACGCTATTCTTATGGGTAGCGTAGTAGGTACTTTACATAGTCAGGACAGGATTCACCCTGCCGTATCTTCGTTAATTGGCAAACAGCTCGTCAATCACCGACGCCACATACTCCTTATTCTTTGCGATACTCATCACCGCTTCCTTCACCTTCTGTGGACTGTCGCCCTTCTTGATCCCCATAAAGATCTTGCCGAAGACAGTCTCCGACTCACCGGGCATCAGGTCCTTCCTCATGCTGTTAAGGTCAGAAATGTATGAATCAAACTTTGACAGATCCTCTCTGATCCCCTTGTAGTTTTTGTCGACTATTCCGGAAGCTACCTTTGGGTCGAGTCTGTACACACGCGCTGTGCCAGAAGTTCTCATGTTCGTTCCGTCTGACGGGGCGCCGTCTCTCTTAAGGTATCCCTTTCCGCCCTCCTTGCCCTCATTGAACAGGCCATAGTTGTTGAACGTTACGAAGCTCCCGTCCTGTTCGCCCATCACAAACTCAAGGTGTCTTGGGATGAGCTGCTTCATTTCTGACCCCTCGTCTGGCTGGTAATACTGGACGAAGTCCCCGGGCTGCGGCTTGTCTTCCTTACCCACCTCCACAAACCCGGCCTTCCCTATCTGACTCTCTATGAGTGGATTGTACTGCGGTATCTTTCTGCCCTTTGGGTCTGTGGCCAGCCCGGTGTTTATGTTCCCGGTCATCCTAGAGAAGTCTACCCCTGCATCGGCGGCTATCGTGCACACGCCTGCCGCGCATGTGTTCTCATTCTTTGGGTTTCCGTACACAGAGATGGCTCCCTCCTTACCTTTCTCCACACGAGACTCTGCGTCGGAAACCATCCTAGAGGCTATTATTTCTGTGTCCTTCATGCCTCCGGGTCGGGGGGTTACACCATACTTCCCCTTGATCGTTTCGCCAATCTTTGCGGACTGCTCCGCTATGGATAAAAACTTTCTTATGTTCTGCGCATCTGACTTTGGATTTCTGTCTGGCATTTTTCTGGGTTTATCTATCAAAGATAAGAAAGAGCCCCAGTGTAGAAACACAGGGCGTGTAACTGTTCATCAAAAAACCAGTGCGGAGTGAGGGACTCGAACCACACTCGTAGTCAGGACAGGATTCGAACCTGTATGATAAGTAGTAAAAATTATGGAAGTGACAATGTACTCACTTATCTATTCACTTCTAGCGTCTACCATTTCCGCCACCTGACTGTATTAATTCTATTCTACTTCACCATAATTATTTCTTGGTGATACTTCTATTTCATGTACTCCATTGTACTTTTCTCCGTACAAATCTTCCATGTTATTGATTTTTAGGCAGTCATTATAAGAGCCCCAGTGTAGAAACACAGGGCGTGTAGCTGTTCATCAAAAAACCAGTGCGGAGTGAGGGACTCGAACCCACATTCACGCCTAATGGCGCGTTCTACCTTGGTCTTCATTGAGACTCTTGAAATAACCCCGCAGTAAAAGCCCCAGTGTAGAAACACAGGGCGTATGACCATGCGACCTTGGCTCTGCCGGGGTCGAACCGGCGTATCTGCGTGTCTCAGCGCACTACCCTTGTGCTATCGGCCTAAGTCCCGAAAAAAATAACCCGGACCGGGGGTCGAACCCGGACTTACAGCACTACCCCTGCGGGAGGTTCCGCGCTGCTGTCATACCCTTTGACTACCCGGGCATTTGAAAGATCTATCAGAAAGTTTTCGAGCTTCTGCTTCTCGTCGTCTGTCATGTTTGTCGCCAGAGATGCGAGCTGAAGGTAGAACAGGTGGTCCTGACTCCTTGCGGCTCGGGGGTCTGCTACCCTCATCTCTACCTCGCCAGTTATCCATTTGAGCTTGACCATTATGGGATACATCTGCTTCGCCATGTCGGTCTTCATCAACTCCTCACAGAACATCAGCGCATTGATCGCGCTGGAGTACATCAGTTCTAGGTTCTCTCTCTGCTCAGTCGTCAATTTTTTCAACATGATTCTTCAGGCTTTCCAGTATCTGACCGACGGTCAGTCCAATCACCAGTTCACTCCCACTCCTGATGGCAGACTCAAGGGCGTCCACCATGTCTTGCAGTTCTTTCTTTGACATAGGTCAATAGTTTGTTCGCTTCATCAATAAGTTCACGTTTCGTGAACGAGTTGTTTACTACATAGTCCGCCTCTATGACCGACACATATGACTCACTGACATGGGAATTAACAGGGCCTACGCCGGCCCGATCCACCCGGACAATGATCCCATCCCTCTGCTTTACGGCGGCCACCTCGTTCGGGAAACGAACGTCAGTGATCAGCCAGCTCGGGTATGTGAACGGCTTTTCGTGGGTGAATCCGGTCGGGATGTACTTCGCCATCAGGTAGTTCACCCATACATCTTGGTGCAGTCCGTCGCGCATGGCTTCGGTTCCGACCTTCTGAAGGAACTGCCTGACCGTCATGGGTACGCCGTCGGTGGACCACTCGGGGGGCATGTTCTTAAACTTCTCCTCCCAAGTGTCAAACCCAATCCCCGGGGCCAACATCCTCGCCACATCCCGAACACCATCGGCATACTTGCGTATCTCCCATGGCGAACCAATCTTGTGCGACACCCTGAAGATGTCGGTAAGGTCTGTCATGTGCTCCGGGACCGGATACTTGGACGTGACGTACTGGACCGCATGCGCGAACGTGTCCTTTCCTGAGCCGGCGTAGCCTGTTATTCCTATGATCATCAGAATGGTATGTCGTCCTGTCCAGAGAATGATGTCGAAGCGGGAGGCATCTGAGGGGCGGCGGCACCGGAAGGCTTCCATGTGTCGATCTGGGCGTACGGCTGTCCGTTCTTGCCGTCCTTGATCACTATGTTCACCCAGCCCTTCTCACTGAGGTGCTCCTTCATGGTGTTCAGATCCTTCTCTGTGAATCCGAACTTGGTCAGGTCGCCGTACTGGGTCTGTTTCTTCTCGCCTTTGCCTACAAAAATCTTGTCGCTCATTGGAACTTGATTGAAATATTACGGGTTAAAAAATACACTCCTATCTCTAAAGACTTTTCTTTCTTGTCGTACGCGACGACGATGCTTGGAAGGAAGGCTATGACGCCGTCCAGCTTTCCGAATTCGATGGTCATGGTTTTACGATTTGGTTGCTGATTAACATGTCGAGTAATTCTCCGAAGTCTTCCATCGTCATGGACACCACCACCCCCGAACGGTTCTTCTTGTGGAAGACAAGGTTGTAGTTGGTGCCCTCCGGCATGTCGGCCAAGGTCTTGTGGTACTGCAGTCCCTTCTCAACGGCCTTGCACTGGACATTGAACGGCTTGGTGTAGCAGAGATCAACTCCGGCGTCATCAAGGCGCTTGCTCTCACTGCGAGAGGATACGCTGTTGTACCCCTTCTTGTTGAACCACTTGATGATCTCAAGCTCGAATGCCTTACCCTTGTTCCTGCTGTTGATTGCCATAGAGACTGAGTTGTGTGTACATTGGTACTGCCGCGTATCCCCTCTTCTTCCTCACGATCAGGTTCCTTTCCTTCAGATGGTCTATCACACTGCGCACCTCTTTCGGCGTCATCCTTGTCATGCTCCGGATCCCCGCCAGACCAACCTTCGGGTGGTTGACTATCACGGTGTAGACTGCTTTTGTGCTGGCTTCCATATACGTTTGGCTTTATGGAATTCTTGAATGGTTGTGTAGTTGACGGTGTGGTGAAAGGTGTGCGGAGTAAACATGTAAGGCTTCAAGGGGTTCTGGATGTAGAACTGGACGCCCGGGACAACATCCTTAAGGTTCGCGAGCTCGAGCAGATCTGCGCCATAGTTGTCGATTCGGTACTCCAAGACCATCCCGCCACTCTGGAGTTTCTTCCAGTACTCTTTAAGGATTATCTGCGAGTCGGGCAAAGCCTTCAATTGTCTTGCGATCAACTGGTTGTCCGACAAACTTAGTCCGGTCATCTCCTGTGTTTATTTCCTGAGCCGAGGCGAATCGACAGCAGTATGGTGTAAAGTTATAGAACTCGGTGCCCAGTTCGCCGGTGTACCTGTGCCTAATTTTCCACTTGTAAACCTCAGTCTGCTTGGTCTCGAAGTTCCGGTAGACCGTGATCCCGTTGTCGGTCAGGTTGTACCAGTGAGAAGAGTCGCCAAGGTCATACCCGTTTGGAACGCGGTACACCCCCGTCTTGACCTCCTGCATCTTCTTCGGGTGGACAACCAAGAACACATGCACCCCCGAGCTCTTGGCGAACGCAGCTATCTCCGACATCATCCCTTGGATCTGATGGTGGCGGGTGTCGCTCTTGCTTGACAGACTACGTTCGACCGTGCTCATGTTGTCGATGATCAGGCCGTTGATGCCATACCTGCGCACCATCTCCTTGGCCTTGGCGATGATCGCCTCGATGGTCAGTTCATTTTCCGTCAGATTGTAATACTTGAAGTTGTCCTGCATGAACGGAATTAAACTATCGATCTCTTCTCTGGTCATCCGCTGGCCGTATCTGCTCTCGAAGAAGGACTTGCCTGTGGCGATGGAGAACAGGTCCGACAGGGCGATGGCGGTGCTGGCCTCCTCTGCGGAGTAAACCATGAACCGACAACCATGCCTTTCCGCCAGTCGGAAGATCACATTCTTGACGAACGTTGACTTTCCATGCCCGGGTATGCCAGTGACGATCGTTACCTGACCGGGATACCACCTGAAGTCGGTGTCGAATCCCGTATCCCAGCCGCTCGGGAGCCCCTGTTCGTAGAGTTGCATGATGTCCACGTTACTGGCGTCATCAATGCCATCCACAGGGAACGGTCTTGCGTTGTGATACAGGCTTGCGAGATACTCCTTACCATAGGCCAAGAGCGTGTCATTCGCATCCTTCTCGGGGAAGTCTATGATCCAGCAGTTCTCCTTCCCTAGCCGGCGGGCAAGCTCATTCCGGAGTGCAACACCCGGCTCGTCCATGTCGCAGGCCAAGTAGATCTTCTTACCCTCGAACATGGGGAGGCACTCGTCTAGCCACTCAAGCTTTTGGTTTCCCTTGGACGCTCCGTTCGGGACAGACACCACGTTCCTGATGCCCGCCTCGTAGAAGGACATGCAGTCTATTTCTCCCTCAACGATACATACAGAAGTGTCAGCATTATCAAGCCAAACATCACAACCAAAGGGGATAAGACGAGCGCCAGAAACAAGCTTAAAATTCTTACTGCTGTCCCGATACTTGACATTAACGAGTTCTTCATTGAGGAAGTAATTGAAGTGGATGGTTCGTGTTTCTATACCCGTTTGGGGCATGTAATCAGTCCCTTCGCTTATTTTATACCTGATCAGGGTCTGATTCGATATTCCCCTCTTCTCGAACCAGTCTATCACAGACTGGCCCAATGTCTTGAGCTCGGCCGGAGGTCTGACATACTCCTTCTCCGGCCTCTTGGCTATGGTTCCGGCGTATCCGCAGTTGTGGCAGTTCCACACCCCCTTCTCCACGTTCACCGACAGGCATGGGTCTGTGCGGTGCTTCCTCGTGTGACTGCACTCTGGGCATACCACCTTCACATCACCCTTGTGATGCGGCTTGATCCCGAGCTCATACAAGTTCGTTACTATTCGCATCTTTCGCCTTGTTTAACCAGTAAATGTTTGCCTCGTCAAGGTACACCAAGAACTTCCTGCTGAAGATCGTGGCCGGCCTGTTGTACATCTCCATCTTCTCGTCCTTCCCCCACGTCATGGCCTTGTGCATCATAACAGAGGTGAAGTGATCGAGCGTCAGTTTGGGGTTGGCCTTCAGGATGGAGGCGATAGCGTCCTGATAGGTGTGGGCCGAATAACGTGTGCTATTCAGCTCATTGAACTTGGCGATAACATCTGCGGCCATCTGATGGGCGGTGGTCTGAACCGCTGATGCCTTCTCCCAGTGCGCCATGTACCACTCCTTTGTGGGGTAGTAGTATCCGTTCTCCTTCTTCTCAAGAAGAGAGGGCGTCACCATTGCCAGCCTCTTCATCGCCTCCGTGGTGTGAGCCTTGGGCAGGCCAAGGGTTTCACTCACGATGTTGATTCCGGTGCCGAGCATCAGCGGCGCCCTCTGCGCACAATAATCAAGGATGGCATACTCTGTCAGACTTAAACCCAACGATGACCTTACGTCATGGTTGATAGTCGTTGTCAAGGTACACCTCCATTTTTACATAGGGGTTAGTCTTTGTGGTTGTCTGTATGGCGTTAAGCACAAGCCGTATCTTCCTGTATATGCGCTGGCCATCCCTGCTAAGGTGCTTTCCCTGCACCCCATCCTTGTACACCTGCCGAAATAAGGAAAGCTTTTCGACATATGACTCATGCATGATGTCGAGATGCTCGCAGATATCCGCCACATAGAATCCGTACATGTTGGCGATACCAACAAACACGATGCGGGCGGTGTCCTTGCTGCCCTCGATGAGCTCGTTGGTCTGCATCGGCTTCATCGGGTCTTTGTGCCACACGAACTGCGGCTTCATAATCTTCTCGATGTGTTCAAGTCTCATAGTTTGACAGTGAATTTTGTTCTCCACGTTACCTTTCCGTTCTCTGGCATGACCATGATGGTCGCACCGTTCTGCTCCATATACTGCTTGATCCTGTTCTGCTCGAGTTGTTTGTCTGCCTCGAGTTGCTTGATCGCGTCCTGAAGAGCAGAGTAAGACTTGGCGTACTGGTGCACATCGTCTGTGGCGTACACAGACACGTCTTCCTGCCGCTTCTTATGCTTCTCCGATATGAAGGCATCAAACGCCTTGGTCTGGTCAGCATCAGGCTCGTATTGCGTCACGAGTTGCATCCTCTCATCCTGCGTCATGTCTGGGTAGCGCCCAAGTTCGGACATCGCCTGAAGGACTCGGGCATTGTAGGACGCGGCGCGGGTTGCGATGCGCTCCTGAAACTCCTTGTCCTCCTCGAAGGTGATGCACCCAAGTTCGCGGCCATCCTTCAGGTACATGATCTCTCCCCATGTGTATCCAGTGACCAACAGGTAGTGCTGGAGCTGGACGTAATAACTCGGGGGGATTCCACCCTCCCACATATCGGCAGAGTATCCGCTGATGGTCTTGATCTCGAGGATGCCCGGGGTCTTGCCCTTGTCGGGGTGCTCGATGATCTTCCCATCGACGTTCGCAAACAGGTATGGGTACTTGGTGTTGACGAGGATGTTCTTGATCTTGCGATACCGCTTGATCTTTCGGTTGGACAATGTGTTCGCCACCCATCCCTCCTCAGTCCCGTCCCAATACTGCCAACACTTGGCGACGTAGTCCTCGAGTTGCTTTCCGTGGAGCATCGCTCCGTTCATCTTGTTCGGGGTTTCCACCAGACCGATCGCCTGATAGAACATATTGATCTCGCTCTTGTACTGGTTCAGGCCGAGCAGGGTGGAGGCATCGCTGCCCCCTACCATGCCCTCCCGCACGAACTTCAGGCGCAGGGCCTGCCATTCGCTCTCACTTAGTCCGGCTGTCTTGTACTTCTTTATCATTTCGCGCTGTTTTTGATCGACTCCGCCTTTTGTTGTGAAATCATGGAGGTCAAGACCTTCTTCTGCGCGTCATTCAGTTTGTACTTCTTCATGCCCGCCTCGACCTGTTTGATCTTTCCGTCGGTGATGTACTTCACCATCAGGTCGTACTTCTCGGCATCCAATTCGGGCAGGTCTGACGAGTGGGCAGGCTTCTCTACAGGCGCGGCGGCCTGCGGCTCGGGAGAAGGAGCTGACTGCCTCTGCTGACCGCTCTTCATGTTATTGATGTGCTTGGTCAGGTCAAAGATCTTGTTGCCCTGTCCATCGAGCGGAGATCCATACTGGTCGCACGGCAGGAACACCATGTCGATCTCGTAGATGAACCGACCAACACCCCATGCCACGGCCGCCCTCTTGAAGGCATCACTCGCGGCAGACTTCATGGCCTGATCGTACATCTGATCCTGCGGGTCATTCTCAAGGCGGTTGCCCCAATCGCTCCGCTCGTACGAACCATCGTCCGTATGGATACGGATAGTTGCGGATACGAAGTCTGCGTGCTCTCGGTATGACACCTCCCATGTACACACCTCATCGAGGCGGTTCATCACGTCTCGGGCGTCGATGTACGCACTGCACATCACCTTGCCTGTCTTGGTCTTGCTCTGCACCCTCCATTGGTAGGGCATCGGCTCCTTAAGAGCCTGAACGATCTCTCTGATATTCATCTTTGAAATTTAAGTGTAGGTTATACTGAGCGGCGGTCGAGTAGATGCCTGACCAATCGTATGTACGGAAAGACTTGCCGTCCTTGATGATGGTCTTGATGTAGTGGTTCTTCACCAACTCAGGGTGATTGGCAGATAGCCACGCCCTGAACGCTGATAGCGGGTAGGACTTGCCATCGATGGCAATCTTGTCTTTGACAACGTTTATCATGCCATGCAAATTACCACAACCGCCACTCGTTTTCCACGATGGGGTCAGTTACTTATCCCCATCCTTTCGTGTGCGGCAGATATGTCACGCTCGTACAGGTCGTCAACCACCTTGACGTACTGCCAGAACGCCCTAGAGGATTGGCTATGTCCGGATGCATGGCGGACGTGGATATGGCTGACGCCATGGTATAGCATCGAGGTGATCGCGGTCTTTCGCAGGACGTGCGGTGTCACCACCATCCAATAAGGCAGGATTTCTGTGATCTTTGCGCCATGTATGTCCTGAGAATGCAACGAAACCATCTGCCGTAGGGACGGATAGCCTGACATGAGTGTGCGCAGGTGTTTGTACACCACCGATTTGTCCGCCCGATGGCAGAAGATGTGCCCATGCTTGGCCAAGTTCTCGATGTAGATGTCCGCCAATCGCTTTGGGATGGGCATGGCGCACGTCCCTGTCTTGGAGAGAACCTTCCTGATGGAGGTGAAATCGTTATTGAAATCACGATCGGTCAGGGTCAGCACATCACCGATGCGAAGGGTGGTGACGAGGATGGTGGCGGCCACCTCCCAAACGTACCTCCGCTCTGTATCGGCCGGCGGGATAGAGGACAAGAACTCACCCACGAATGCAGGTGGAAGGGCTATCACCTCCTTCTCTGCCTGCAACACGGAGGGCGTCTTGGGCAGGGCGATGAACATCTGCTCACCCCAGTGCCTGACCATGATTCCAACCTGATTGATTACATTTTGCCTGCTCCGAACGCTCATGCCCCTGTCGGTCATCCACTGCTCGAACTTTCGGAACATGGATGTCCAAGAGACGACCGCTTTCTGCTTCAACTCGAGGTTGAATTGTCGGATGTCGAACCGAGTTCCATCCTTGGATTCCTGAACCTTGGCGAACTTGGACAGATAGTCGGCCGAGTGTGCATAGGTTCGGATGGACTCCTCGCTGAACCGCTTTGCGCCCTTGGTACGAATCTCTCCCGAGCGCATCTGATTGACGTATTCGTGGCACAGGTTGGCCGCGTCAGTCCCTGCCTCCCAGCGTTGCGGCTCGGGGGTGAAGACGTTCCGTACGTTCTCGATGCCATGCTTCAGGCATATCTCCCCAAGGGTGGCACGCTTCTTCTCAAGTTCGTTGTTGAGGAAGTCTATCTTCGCACCCTTCCCGATGAACCGCCCCTTGAACTTGAACGGCTCTACCTTGACGCCCATGGAGATTCTGACTCGCTCACTGCGGTCGGAGACAAGGGCATGAACCACGCCCCTGCTCTCGAAGAAACTAACTTTCATCTCGCAATTGTTTTATGTTCTCCAATACGCCCCTCATGTCGATGAAGGATGCCTTCTCTACGGACGCAGACTCGAGGTATGTGAATATCTCCTCGTACAGGGGGTAGTGCCTGATGTCCGTCTCGTGCTTGTGCCTGTGGTCAAGGATGGTGGACCGCTCGAGGTTCAGCAGTTTGGCGATGTACTCGTCATGGTATCCGTACAGGCGGTACATGATGTTCACGAGGGCCCTGCGCATGGTCGGCCTTGGTTGCTGACGGCTCTTCGACATCGTCACGTCGATGCCGTACCTCTCAATGAGTTTCTCATTGAAGAAGTTGAAGATTTCATTGGTCATTTTTCAGTAGTTTGTCTGTGAATAATTCGCACAACTCCTCGTTGATCACCAATAGATCCTGCATGGTCTGCTTTCTGCGTGCGGGTGGCATCGACTCCAACGCACGGAGCGCACGATCGATCTCTTTGAACACTGCCTTTGCTTTCCTTGCCTGAATCGTACTGCGCGATTCGGTGCTCTGGCCATCCGGCCTCTCTGTAGATGTAGGTAATCCACTCATTGAATGATTGTTGCATGGTTAAAAAATTGGTGCAGGGGGACGGAGTCGAACCATCCGAGTAGACCATCCCCTGCAAAAACCCCTTATACCTTGACAGGGTCGGGGGAAATATGGCACTTGAACATCAGTAACCCATCTTCCATAGCCGTAGCCTGATGAGTCGGCTCGTATGGAAGGCAAGGGTGAAGTCGTTTATGTGGCCGTACCACCTGTCGTTAAAGTTCATAATGGCGGCGTCGCTCTGCTCGGGGGTCATCTCGGGGATGTGCTTGACAAGCCACTGATATTCCCTGTCGAACTCCTTCTTCATGCCGATGCGCGTGATGCGTACGACAATGAACAGGTATACGACGATGAACCCAAGGACGATAAGGAGGATGTGTACGTCTTTCATGTCAGTAGATTGAGACGCGGAGGAGTTCCACGTGGTGGCGAATTTCGTTCTCATCATCAGTGTCCGAGTCTCGGTCGGTCAGCACCACATCGATCGTGTGCAGGTCTTGTAGCCTGAAGTCTATCAGACTTGCATCATCAAGGACACGAACGTTGCAGTCGGTCACCTCACCGAGACCCTTCTCGATGGATGCGTTCGTCGGCTTGGCGATGACGAACGATGCATTGCCCTCCCAATACACGATGATGGCGGCATTTTTTCCTATTGGCATACGATTGTTTTTGTGAAAGGGAGGGGCGACGAACCCCTCCCGATCTGATTAAGAAAGCAGTGCGAACATCTCGTTGTCGATGGCAGACCCAGTGCCGACATACTTGCTCTCGAGTCGGGCATTGTCACGCTTCGGCACAGGCATCCTGTGAGATGTGTAGTGGGTCACACCGCT